TGAGAAGGGTGCTTACCTACTAGCTAAATTGCCCTTCCGCGGTTAAGATGCTAGATAAAGTTCTAAGTTCATTAGGACTTGTGGCTGGTGTTCTAGGCGCCTTCATGGTTGCCTCTAACACTGGCCTTTTTCTTTTTGGGTACATCCTATTCTTCACAAGTTCATCGGCATGGATCATCTATGCTGCTCGTACAAAACAAATGAACTTGCTTGTCATGAACGTCATCTTTGGTGCCATCAATGCACTTGGTATTTACAACTTTAGTTAAATACATTGGTGATATAATTTCATTAGATAAATAAAATTGAAAGGAACGATGATGGAATTCTTCTTCATCACATACGGTAATAATCTGATTGGGTGCTATTCAGCCATCTATGCTGAAGACTATAGTACTGCACGAAAAATTGCATTTGAGGGTACAGATAACGGCAAGTTTGCTTTCTTCTATGAAGGTTACCAAGAACTGCAACGTCAGATTGACAAAGGTTATTTGACTCGTGAAGTTGATCTGCAACCTATGGAAGTTTAAGAAAGATAGATAGATATGAAAATTATTGACACAACGAAGTCAGTTTGGTACGAGAGATATAAACCCGCATGTATTGATGATCTTGTCATTCCACAGGAAATCAAGTCCAAGCTTGCTAAATATGTAAAGACTCAGGACATCCCTAACATTGGACTGTTTAGTTCAAATCCAGGCACGGGTAAATCATCAACGGCGCATGCTATCATTAAAGAAATCGGTGGTGAAGCACTATGGATTAACGCATCCATGGAGAAGGGTATCGACGTCCTTCGTGGTAAGGTAGGTAAGTTCGCATCTCAATCAAGCTTTGACGACAACATTAAGATTGTTGTTATGGATGAGTTTGATCACTTCTCTAAAGACGGTCAAGCTGCATTCCGTGGATTCATTGATGAATTCTCAGCAAATTGCCGTTTCATCTTCACAGGTAACTACAAAGAAAAGATTATTCAACCGTTGTTGGATCGCCTTGAAGTGTACGACTTCAACTCGTTCAGCAAAGAAGAAATGGTTAAGCCAATCTTTGAACGATTGAAATTTATTCTTGGTAATGAGAATGTACAGTACGATCCAAAAGCACTCGTACCAATCATTAATACTTATTATCCTCGCATTCGTTCAATGGTCGGAGCTTTGCAAAAGTTCTCCAAAGATGGAGTATTTAAAGTCTCTGAGTCTGAACTTGACGATGTGAACGTTTTTGACAAAGTGATGCAGTGGGTAAATCCTAACTCATACACCGAAATGATTACAGAGGTCAATAAATTGAATGGACCAGATAACATGTACACGTACTTGTACAATAACGCTGCTAAATATTTTGCGCCTCAGCATTACCCAATGGTTGTGATTACTATTGCGAAATATCAACATATGTCTGATTCTGTTCGTGATAAGAATCTGAATCTCGCAGCATGCCTGACAGAATTAATGAAGGTGAAATCATGAAACTAACAGAGTACATTAAAAAGTTGGAAGAAATCTTGCAAACACATGGCGATTGTAAAGTCATCTATGCAATTGATGATGAAGGCAATCATTTTGATAACGTGCATTTTGATCCGTCGCCGTGCCGATTTGATGAAGATGATAAAGAAGGTGTTGAGTTCTGGCATCAAGACCAACAAGTTAAAGTAAATGCAGTTTGCATAAATTAAGGGAGTAAAATGGAAATTCTATCATTCATTATATTTTATTTTAGTGTTGCGTTTGGCGTACTTATCGTCAATGCAATTCTTGCTGGATATTTTGGTACACAGACATCATTTAACGATGTCATTCAAAGTTTATTTTGGCCAGTATCTGTTGCATCTTTAATCGGATTATTGATTAAAGTTGGCGTTGAAGCATATAAAAAGGAAGTTAAATGACTGCATCAAAATTAATTATTAGTCACTCAACTGACGAGGTATCAATTGATGATGCAATTTTAGCACAGCGAGATGTTGATGCTGGATTCGTATATCCTATTGAAGACTTCTCTCAAAAGGCACATGAGTTTAAATCATTCGTTAAAGACGTGATCGCTATTGACCCGTCAATTAAAGAATATGATTATACCCGTAATAAGAACAGCACATTTAAGAAATATGTTGGTGACTTAGTTCACTTGTATGTTCGTGGTAATTCAGTTGATGTATTTGGTTCAATTTTTTGTAAGTCAGAAGAGATCTGTGCAGATGTTTGGAAAGCCATGCTTAAGTATGAAGATGCAGACGAGTCAATTGATTTGTTCATGCACTCATACTTCATCAATAATGGTCACCTAGATGATAACAGCAAGCAGATTAAATTCGAAGAATTGAATTACATCTCTGATAAGTACTACCCATACATCGATACACAAATCATGTTTGATCAGTTCTTTACGGGTGCTGAAAACATTCTCTTGCTCGTTGGTGAGCCGGGTCTTGGTAAATCAAAGATGTCTACATTGGCATTGAAGCACGCGTTCAAGAATCCTGATAAGTTACCATATGATAAACTTAAAGATAACCCAGCTTTAGATAATCAGTTCATCACAGTCGTGTATGTTAAGAGTACTGACGTTTTAGTGAATGATAAATTCTGGCGTGAACTTGAAAAGCATGAAGCAGATTTTTGTATCATCGATGACTTGGATTACATGTTAACAAAACGTGATTCAGAGGTAACTAATGCAGAAGACCAAAAGAAGAATGACTTCTTAAATCAGTTCTTGTCATTCACCGATGGTGTTGAGAAGCACAAAACGAAATTCATTATTACGACTAACCAAAAGTATGATGACATCGATAGTGCATTGCTTCGTAAAGGTCGCTTGTTTGATATTCTTGAACTTCGTCAACTCGATCATAAAGAAGCATTGAACATTTGGTTGGATAATGAGCTAAGTGAAACTGACTTTAACGAGTTGTTCACGACGCATGAGGTGCTCCCGGCAGAACTTGGTTCAGAGATTGCGAAACGATTGAACACTCGCATTAGCACAGCAACTGATTCATATCTCAAAGAAGACGGGATTAGTAAAGTTCTTAAAGCCGGAAGAGCCAAGAAAATCGGCATATGAGTTCAATGAACTTTTACTTCAAAAAGACTATGCGGGGCATGGTCTTGATGAAGAAGAATCGTTATCCTGCTGGATATCCTGGAGACTGGGATATCAAGTGGGAGAAGGCAACAGAAAAAGAATCACAAGAATTCTTAAGTAATTATATGCGACTTCGAGGCTATGAAGAACTCATTAGTGAAATCAAGAAAACGAATCCAGAATTATTAATTTGACTTGTGATATAATTATTCGATTATTGAAGGACTATGAATGAAACTATTTGAAGCAACTTGGCGAGAGGGTTTTAACTTTTTTGAACGTGCATACGATGATCAACTTGGTCGGAGTGTAAAACGTCAAATTAATTTACCTTATGAGTGGTACGAACCATCGTCTCGTGGCATCTATACATACATCCTTGACGAGTCAATTAAATTAGAAAAGAAGCAAGGTAACGCCAAGCAAGGGCGTGAACACTATGGTTTCCTGGATCCAATGTATCGGAATATCAGAGATAACTATTGGGACAAAGCTAACGGCTTTAATAATAAACCACGCATTTGGTATCTTGACATCGAGACACGCGTAGGTACTTGCTCATCAGGTTTCCCAGTGCCAGAGAAAGCACTAGAACCAATTTCATTGATGCAATTTTATGATTCAGAAGTGAACACAATGTTCATTCTTGGACTTCGTGATTGGAAGCATCAACATCTGTATGTCTTTAATTTCCCCGTGAAATATGTTAAGTGCACAGATGAAATCCATCTATTGGAAACATTTCTCAACATCTATAAAAAGCTTGACCCGTTGATTGTGTATGCATGGAACGGTTCAGGATTCGACTTTCCGTACATCCATAACCGCCTAAAGAACTTAGGCATGGACACAGGTCGTCTGTCAAACTATGGCAAGGTGTCGTATTCAGAAGGCGAATTCCAAGGCAAGATTGAATTTAAATTTAATGCTGACGGCCACTTCTGGGTTGACTTGATGGATGTGTACAAGAAATTTACATTCCACCCAATGCCATCATATTCATTGGATACTGTCGCTGAGTTTGAGCTTGGTGAAAATAAAGTTGCACACCCTGAGTATGCGGGATTTGATGACTTCTATACTGGTAAGTACATCATCCCTGAAGATCCAACTGAAGAACAGAAAAATTCTCTCATCTATAAAGCTGCGATTGCTGGCGATTGGGATGAAGTTAAAGAACTTGCTCATTCTGAATTCGTGTACTATGGTGCAAAAGATACATACCTCATTAAGCGCATTGATGAAGCTCAGAACTTTACTGTTCTCATGGGTATGATTGCCGAAAAGATGGGCGTTCAGATTGGTGACTCCATGGGCACCGTGAAACCTTGGTCACAATACATTCTTAACCGTTCTATTAAGAATATGCAGGTGATGCCGATGCGTCAGGAATTCCCCGACCCACATGTAGTTGGTGGTTATGTTCGCGATCCTAATGCAGGTAAACATAAGTGGGTTATCTCTGCCGACGTTAACTCAATGTACCCACTGCTTGGTATGGTTGGATTCAATATGAGTCCTGAAACATTCATTCCTAAACATAAGCTCCCTCCGGCTCTTCGTGATGTTGTATTGCAATACTTTAATGACCAGAATGAGGCGGCACGCATCGACTTATCTGAAGAGATTTGGGAGTTCACGACTAAACTACTGAGAGAACATAATGTTACTTTGGGTATTAACGGCGCTGTCTTTAGTAAAGAAAAGTTAGGAATGGTACCACAGATGGTGCAAGAGATCTATGACTCTCGTAAGAAGGCAAAGAAGACGATGTTCTCATATGAGCAACGCAAAATTCTAATCAAGAAAATTCTGAAAGAGAAAGGCGAACAACATGGCTAAAAGTTTTAAAAGTTTAGGTCATATGGAACGGTGGCATCACCTTCGTGAAAATAGTAAAGTCTGTCCGTGTTGTAATAAAGAAAAATGGTTAATGGCATTCTGGGATAAAGATAAACCTACAGAAGTTTCAAAGTTCTGTCGTCCTTGCTCCAAGAGAAAGTACAAAGAAGACGTGTTAAGAGTAGTACTCGGAGTTTTAAGGAAGAACGGTGTATAATATTGTAAAGGATGAATATGAAAGACGTATTAGAATACACTGAAGACGAGTTGTGCGCATTATCAACACAAGAATTAAATATTCTTCTTGCGTTGGCCGCAGACGGTGAGTCTCTTTATAACACCCGCCAACTTGTTGAAAAGACAATGATCAACTCGTTATACGGCGCTATGGCTAATAAATGGTTCCCATTGTTTAATGAATTGATGGCTGCGGCGATTACTGGCAACGGTCGATTCTTCATTCAGAAGCTTGCTATCAGCATTGAAGATACACTCCAACGATTACTACAGCAGGAAAAACCTTACATCATCTACGGTGATACTGACTCAGTGTACTATCACATTGAACCCTTCGTGGAGAAATATATTGCTGCTAACCCAGGTCTTCCTATTGGTGAATATGTAACCTGGGCTGACAACTTTGAAAAGAAAGTTATCCAACCTGTCATTGAGCAAACCATTAATGAATTTGCTCATCAACTTAACGCATATAATAAAGATAAGATTGGAGCTGAACGTGAAATCATTGCCGATGCTGCTGTGTTCACCGCAAAGAAAAAATACTATGCGCGTGTACGAGACTCAGAAGGCACCCGCTATCCTGATGACGCCCCAAAAATTAAAGTCATGGGACTCGAAATCATTAAGAGTTCCACACCACCTTGGTCAAAGAAGTACCTAAAAGAAGCAATTCCACATATCCTTGATAAAGATGAGAATGATCTTCGTAACTGGATTAAATCAATCAAGAGCGAATTCACAACGGTTAACTTAAATCAAATTGCCGACGTGGGTTCTGTGTCTCGCATTGATTATAAAATTGGTGAGAAGGGTATCCCATTCGGTTCTCGAGCTGCACTCATGCACAATCAATATATCAAGACTCGTAATCTTGAAGACCAGTATGCGCCAATTCAAGCAGGTGATAAATGCAAACGTATTTTCCTGCAAGAACCTAACGTGTTCAACACTGAAGTTATCGCATACACCAATGAAGGATTCATTAAAGAGATTGTCCAGACCGGATGCATTGATTATGATACACAGTTTGAGAAAAAGTTTATGAAGGCATTGGATCTTATGGTCGCACCATTGAATTATGACTTGCGAAAAGAAACGGCGGAATTAGATGACTGGTAAATACATCATTGCCGGCTCTCGTGACTTCACTGATTTTGAACTTTTGGAGAGAGTCCTTAACGAATTTGAAATTAGTGAGATCGTTTGCGGCGGAGCACGAGGTGCAGACTTACTTGGTAAAGAGTACGCCGAAAAGTATAACATTCCTGTAAAAATGTTTCCTGCCGATTGGGAAAGATACGGCAAGGGTGCCGGTCATCGTCGTAATCTTGAGATGGCAGAATATGCTGACGTATTAATTGCATTCTGGGATGGTAACAGCACCGGCACTGCACACATGATCAAAGAGGCGCACCGCAGAAAGTTATACACTGCTGTGGTAAAATATAACATTCAAACGGAGGACTGGTAATGTCATGTGTAGATTATTTAGAAGTACCAGTACAAGTTGGTGACACAATTGCATTCCCAGCATCTGGCACGATGATGAAAGCCACAGTGAAACGAATTGAAGGTAAAGATTATCTTCGATGCATTAATGAAAGCGGCAATAAAGCCGATAAGCATGCCCGTGATTGTATCAATGTAACTGCTTTACATGGCGCATATAAACAAATCAATCCGGAGAATTGTATCTAATGTTTAAGACTTTAACATCAGTATTAGATCCAAAGAAACACCCAACACCTGAAGAAATCCAAAAGATACCATCTTTTATTTTCTGTCGTTGGTTAAGCGGATCACCACACGCAATCATCGCAGCAAATGCGATTAATCTTTACACGGACATTCCGATTGAAAACCAGTACTACATGGTTAAGAACGCTTTTGCTGGAAAAATTAAATACATCCCGTATCCGAAGAATGAATCTGTTGATAAAATGAAGAAAGCGGAATTCGTTGCTGAACACTTTAAAATCTCCGAAGAAAAAGCTCGTGAATACATGGACCTAATCTCTAAAGAAGAATTAAAACATATCGTTGATATGTACACGGAATATGAATTGAAGAAGAAAGGTTAATATGGAAGTACAGAAGTTCAGGAAGAAACCTGTTATTATTGAAGCATTGCAGTTCAAATACACCGTAGAAGGTATTGAGGCACTATCACAGTTTTGTGGAGATAAGTTGTTGAAGTACGGTACGGAACGTCACATCGGTGCTAAACCGTGGGCTTGGTTCGGTACAGTTAAGGATGGTATTCACCATGGTTGCGGCAATACGGCGACAGAGGGTGATTGGATTATTAAAGATGAACGAGGCGAATTTTACGCATGTCATCCGGATAATTTTGAAAAGATATATGAAAGGGTAGAATAATGTCAGATGAACTAATTGTTTTTACACACAATGATTTAGACGCGCTTGGGTGCATGCTTAACTTGGAATTCAAATTTCCAAATGTAAAGAAAAAGTACTTTCACACAAACTATGCTAACATCGTCACGCTGACCGATGAAATCATTGAATATCAAAAGGAGCATGGTAACACTAACATTGTGATGCCGGATGTTTCATTCTCTGATAATAAAGATTCACTTCGAAAAATCTATAACACATTTGAGAGATGCACTCATATTGACCATCACTTGTATGCTGATGGGTTTTGGGATGAGTTTCCAAACATGAAAGTTGTTTGGGATAAGACTAAATCCGCTACCAAAATCTGTAATGAGTATCTTGGCAATAAAGGCCAAAATCAAAATCTTGATAAGTTGACATATCTCATTGACGTATACGACTTATGGCAAGATAAGAATACACATTTTGACACTGCACAAGACTTGAATGATTACTTTTGGAAAGTAGATATTGCTTGGTTCAAAGATGAAGTCGTTCGTGGTAATTATGCTTTGCCTCGCAACTATATGGACATTGTTAATAAGACTCATATTGAGTATATGAAAGCAATGGAGAGTTATGAGAAGCGTAACTTAATTCATCGCTCTGCGGATATCACAGTGTGCTTCATTAATGATTGGTTTAATCAAATTATGATTAAAGAAATGCGTCAAGGAAAGAACTATGTGATTGGTGTTAATTCTTACGGCATTGTGAAGGTACGAATTAACCAAGAAGCACCTTGTACAGCCGCGCAATTAAATAAGCTTAGATTAGAATTGACTGGTAATGAAAATATTGGTCATATGCACGCGTTTACATATAAGGTCCCGGGTCAAGTGGACTTCAATGCAATCATGGTTGAAGTACAAAAGGTGACTGGTGCTATTGGGAAGATTTGCCATGAGAACGGAAAATAAAAGAAATAAGATTACGTGTAACGGGTGTGGTAAAGTTGCGAAGCATATTGACTGCACCGACATTACTCCTATAGATGTTGAGTTTGGTTACGGTTCAGAACATGATGGTGAAACATGGTCTTTTGACTTGTGTGATGTATGTATTGAAGAATTTGTACAGAAATTCAAGATTCCAAAAATGAAGGAAAGATTATGACAACAGATTGCATGCATCAAGAAATTCAAATCGGTGATTGGATTGCATTTAATCCGCCGTATGTAAAAGGTTTATCAATTGGTAAAGTTACTAAGCATACACCTAAGGGAGTTACCGTTTCATATGGGTATGACCTTAAGCAAACATGTAACCGCTTTAGTTATGATGTGTTTCTCGTAACCGACCAACGACGAATTGCTAAGGAAAAGAATCCTGAGCTTTTTATTTAATCATTCGCAGTTTATAATAGAAGATATCGAATATTGAAGGATTACTGATGAATGAATTTGAACCAATCTTATTAAAAAAATTAACGCATAACGGCGAATTTTTCGGTAAGGTTATGCCCATCTTAAAGAAGAAATATTTTACCGACATTGGTAACCAAGAACTCTTTAACCTAGTGCAAGAATATTATGGTGAGTACCATAACATCCCATCACTAACAGAGTTAGTTGCTAAAGTTAAGAACGTCTCTAATGCCGAAATCCGTGCTGAGATTATTAAGTCCTTACAATCTGTAAGTTCTACTGAAGAAGTTCAGAACATTGAGTTCATGTGTGATGAAACTGTATCTTGGGTTAAAGATGCAATGTACATGGAAGCTCTTCAAGTTGGTTCAGATGGCTTAATGAAGAAAGATGATAATCTGAAACTTAAAGCTCAGAAAATTATGGATGAGCGAGCTAAGATCAGCATTGACACAGATCTCGGTTTGGACTTTGACGACATCGATCAGATGATTGAATATTATAGTGAACGAATGATTGGTGTTCGTACACAGCATAAAGAACTAAATAAACGTCTTGGCCCAGGGTTCTTGCCCGGTACATTGTCAATTATTCTTGCAGCATCTGGTGTCGGTAAATCTTTAATGATGACTGACCTTATTTCTGGTATGATTAAGGATAATAAGAATGTTTTGTTAGTATCTTTGGAGATGGCTGACAAAGAAATTATGAAGCGTGTCCATGCTAACGCAATGGATCTTCCGATCAATAGCTTATTAGACCTTAATAAAACCGAGGGTGAACTTGCTAAACTTGATCGCCCAATTATTACTAAAGAAGTCGTTCTTAGTGCATATCAGAAAATGAAAACATCTGGTACTTGCGGCAAATTATTTGTTAAAGATTACCCATCAGGTTCTTTTAGTCCGCTGATGTTGGAAGCCTTAGTAGAATCATACAGAATTGAAAAAGGTGTTGAATTCGACATCGTTTTTGTTGACTACCTAGGCATTATGAAATCAGATCTGTTGAGTCCATCAGCAGGCCTGTATAGTTACATTAAATCTATTGCTGAAGAAACAAGAGCTTCTGCGAAAAAGATGGATGTACCTATCGTTTCAGCTTCGCAATTGAATCGTGCAGCCACGAATAATATTGATGAAGCTGATAACTCAAACGTGTCAGACTCAATGGGTACTGTAATGACTGCTGACTTCTTAATGTTCTTGCTTCAAAATGAGGAAATGAAAGAACGTAAAGAAATCGTCGGCAAGATCACAAAGAACCGCTTTGCGGGAATTACTGATACTTGGTTAATGAATATTGATTATGACCATATGCGTTTTAATGATATGCTCATCCAAGGACAAGTTAATCTTAACATCGAAGCAACATTGGGACTTGATGCACCCGTGCCTAAGGCGTCTATTCAAGATGACTTTGGGGTCATTACATCAACCAAGCAAAAAGCTGCCGAAGACTTCGCTAATTCAGAAGTCAAGGCAATCGTTAGAGAGGATATTCAAAAGGTGATGGCTTCTGATTCACAGAAGAAAGATCCTTTTGATAATGATATTGATAAACTATATGCAGAGTTAGGAATTTAATTTAACTCTCTGAAATCATATCACTCTTAGACACTGGCCACCTTCGGGTGGCTTTTGTCTTTTTATAAATAAATTTAAACCACGGAGAAAAACATGGGAAAATTTAAAGACTTTCTAAAAGAATCCGACGAGGAAACGATTGACTTAGACACACTATCACCTGAAGCATTGTTACAAGTAATTAACGATGAATTGGCCGATATGAATGAAGATGAGATTTACGCATTTGCGTATGTTCTTTATTACGAATTCTTTGATGAAGAAGAATCATTGGAAGATGATTATACCGACTTCACAATTGAAGATGTGCAAACAATGATCGCAGAACTTGGTCCTGATTATTATATTGATATCTTGGACTTGTTATTACCTGACGAAAACGAAGATGGTTTTGATTGGGATAGCATCGAGATGGACGATGAGGGCGAAGCTAACGAAGCGGTTGGCCGTATCATGAAGCGTAAAAACTTTAACCGTAAGAAGCGTAAGTTCTTCAAGAAGACTAAAGCTGACTTAAGAAAAGGTTTGTCTGCTCGTAGAAAAGCGAACCGCTTAAATAAAGCAAAGCGCAAGAAGTATTTCCGAGTTAATAAGAAACGCATTCAAGCATATCAAAAATCTCGCAGTACTGCCATTAAGAAAGGTCGTCACTTGAAGAAAGTGCGTCGTGGCGCTTAATCAACAAAATAAATAGAAAATAATAATAAGAATAGGATAGTTATTTTGTTTGAAGAATATTTTAGCGAAGTGTTGATAAAGACCGACAGGTTGTACTATAACTATGTCGGCATCAACCGAAAAGAATTCCCTAAATGGGAAGGCTGGAAAATAATTAATCGGTACAAAGAAGATGGGATAGACATCAAGGCAATTCGTGATGAACGCCTTGATGTTCTAGTCCGTAACTTTTATCACTTAAAATATTTGACAGAAAAAATTTAGTTGGTGAAGAACCCGCCATCTTGGATGACCATGCCGTTCCATAGTTCTTGTTGAACTTCTGGGATGTACTCTTCATCCGAACTATCATCAAAGCTACCGATAACCAAAAGTTCACCAAAGTCAACTTTTTCATCATCTGGTAAATCATCATCATATAAGTTCTTAACAAGAGCCTTCATATCTTCGAAGTTCTTGGTGTTACAGAACGGAACGAATGCCATTGCTAATGACATGATCATATCGTCATGGGCGCCGTCATCTGCTTGGAATTTGTTATTAACTAAAATGAATCTAAAGAATTCATTAATAGTTCTCTTATCTTTTACATCCAATTTATCATTCTCAATGAACAGCTTCAGT